GCCAGGTGACGTTCGCTATGGTTCCGACGCTGGCGCGCGAGCGCAATCTGGCTGCCATGCCGAAGCTGGACCTGCTGGTGATCGACGAGGCCCATCACGCCGCCGCCGACAGCTATCGCCGCATCATTGACCATGTGCGCGACGCCAACCCCGATGCCCGGATCTTCGGCGTCACGGCCACGCCGAACCGTGGTGACAAAAAGGGGCTGCGCGCTGTCTTTGACAACGTCGCCGATCAGGTCCGGCTGGGCGAGTTGATCGCCTCGGGCCACCTCGTGCCACCGCGTACCTTCGTCATCGATGTGGGCGTGCAGGACCAGCTCAAGGCCGTGCGCAAGACCGTGTCGGATTTCGACATGTCTGAAGTGGCCGAGATCATGGACCGCGCGCCGGTCACCGATGAGGTGGTACGCCACTGGCAGGAGAAGGCTGCCGATCGGCCGACGGTCGTGTTCTGTTCGACCGTGGCCCACGCCGCGCATGTCGCCGAGGCCTTCAACGCCGCGGGAATTCCGGCTGGCCTGATCCACGGTGATCTGCCCGGCGAGGAACGCCGCAACATCCTGGCTGCCCTCGCCAAAGGCGAGATTCGCGTCATCACAAACGTGGCCGTGCTCACCGAGGGCTGGGACCACCCGCCCACCTCCTGCGTCGTGCTTCTGCGTCCCTCATCCTACAAATCAACGATGATCCAGATGGTCGGGCGCGGCCTGCGCACCGTGGATCCCGCCGAGCACCCTGGCGTGGTCAAGACCGACTGCGTGGTGCTGGATTTTGGCACCTCGAGCCTGACCCACGGCACGCTGGAGCAGGACGTCGATCTGGAGGGCAAGACCGGGACCGGAGAGGCACCCTCGAAAATCTGCCCGTCCTGCAAAGCCGATATTCCGCTGGCATCGCGCGAATGCCCGATCTGCGGCGAGCTGTTGGTCGAAGATGAGGGTGAAACCCTTGAGGGAGCCCTCGGTGGTGCGCTTTCCGGCTTCCTGATGACCGAGATTGATCTGCTGAAGCGCTCCAGCTTCGAATGGGTCGATCTCTTTGGCACTGAGGATGCGCTGCTGGCAACGGGCTTTTCGGCTTGGGGCGGCGTCTTCTGGCTGGAGGGCCTCTGGTACGGTGTTGGCGGCGCGCGCGGGGTGCAACCGCAGCTGCTGGGGATCGGCGAGCGCAGCGTGTGTCTCGCGCAGGCTGATGACTGGTTGAACGACCACGAGACTGACGAAAGCGCCTTCAAGACGCGCGCCTGGCTGAACCAGCCCGCCACGGAAAAGCAGCTGCAATATCTCTCACCTGCGGCACGCAGCGATTTTGGCCTGACCCGCTACAAGGCCTCGGCGTTGATGACCTTCGGGTTCAACAAGCGCGCCATTCGCGGGTTGATCACCAGCGCGGCCCCGACTGCGCGGGAGGCCGCATGAGCCATGTCGCGCAAATCGCATCCCCGTCCGCATCGCCTGCGGATCGCCCGGGCTCTCATGGGCACTGGCATCCGAGGTTCATGCCCTGCGCCGTCTGCCTGCGCCCCGCGCGAGGCTTTGGCTTCTTCAACCCCAACCTACCGCGCCCGCGCGAACACCACTGGTTCTGCTCGATGCCCTGCCAGGGGTTTTTCGCGGCGCACTTCAACAAAGGACTGAACATGATTGGAACAACAAACGAAGAGCGGCTCGCAATTGCGATAGTGTTAAAGCGTATCGGCAACATGATGGAGATGATTGGCTGGCAGAAACGCCTCTGCGATCTAACGGAAGTTGAGGTGACGGCCCTCATTGAAGAAATCCTCGAAATCTACAGCACCGAGATGTCGCGCATTGCAAAGACACAGTGGGTGCCGTTCTGATGCTGGATTACAACCATAAAGTCTGCTTCGCTGAACGCGTCAACGAGACCATCGATGCGGCCCTGACGTCGGAAAATGCGGCAAGGACGCCCCGTGATTACCTCGGTGGCTCGCGGCTTGGCCACGCCTGCGAACGCGCCCTGCAATTCGAGTTCACGCGCGCGGCCAAGGACGAGGGTCAGGACTTCTCGGGCCAGTTGCTGCGCATCTTCGCCATCGGGCATGAGCTGGAAGATCTCGCCATCCGCTGGCTGCGTGGCGCGGGCTTCGATCTCTACACGCAAAAGGGCAACCATCCAGATGGAGGCCAGTTCGGCTTCTCTGTCGCGGGTGGGCGCATTCGCGGTCATGTCGATGGCATCTTTGCCGCCGGCCCAGAGGGCTTCGGCCTCGCCGTCCCGGCGCTCTGGGAATGCAAGACGATGAACGCGAAGAACTGGCGCGCTTGCGTCAAGGACGGGGTGGCCAAATCTAAGCCCGTCTATGCCGCCCAGATCGCCGTCTACCAGGCGTACATGGAAGCGAGCGTGCCGGGCATCAGCGCTGCCCCCGCCGTATTCACCGCGATCAACAAGGACACGGCCGAGCTGCACCACGAGCTTGTGCCCTTCGACGCGGGTCTCGCGCAGCGCATGTCCGACCGCGGCGTCCGGATCCTGCAAGCCACCGACGCGGACGAATTGCTGCCGCGCGTGGCCGCCAATCGGGATTTTTTCGAATGCCGGTTCTGCTCCTGGGCAGAGCGGTGTTGGGGGCTGCCGCCATGACGGATGCCCCGCAGGACCCGCCCGACACCCCAAACGACACCGAGGATGCCACCATGAGCACCGATCACGACGACCCTCAAACCCCATCGGATGACACATCCTCCGAGACCCCGAAGGAAAACCTCGTTCATTTCAACCCGTGGCGCGATTTCAACGACGCCGCCCCGCAGATCGATGTGTTCGGCGATGAGCCCGACCCCGAGCAGATTGCCCAGTTCATGGAGGTGGTGTTCGGCTATTGCGACGGCCTGATCCCGGTTCGCAGCTTCATCGACAAAGGCCAAGGCTTTGATGGCCGCCCGCATAACATCTGGATCGCTGCCGGTGAAAATGTCACCGACAAGATGACCACCTTTGCCAATTGGGCCGCGCGAGAGGGTGCTGCCGTCTATGTCATCCCCGGTACTGTCGCCGCGCCCGGGCAGGCCAAGGCCGCTGACATCCTGCAGATGCAGGCTGTGGTTGTCGATATCGACACCGGCGACATTGCCGCCAAGCGGGCGCATCTCGAGCGTCATCTCGGCCCACCCACGATGGTGGTCGAGAGCGGCGGGGTGACGCCAGAGGGCCAGCACAAGGCGCATGTCTGGTGGAAACTAACCGAGCCTGCAGAGGGCAGCGACATCGCGCGGTTGACCCGTGTCCGCGGTGACATTGCCGCCAAGGTCGGCGGCGATATGCATTTCCGCTCGGCGCATCAGCCGATCCGGGTGGCAGGTTCTGTCTATTACAAGAACAGCCTCAAGACGCAGGTGCGCATCGTCACGCTGAACGCGGACCTTGAGCGCGATCTGGGGGAGTTCACCGAAGCGGTGACCGATATGCCGCCCGCGCCGGGCGTGTCGCTGCAGCCGGACTTTACCGCGCCTGACAAACCTGCCGTCGATGATGTTCTGGTCACCCCGGTGCGCGAGAGCGCACAGGACGACTGGTCGCGTTTCGAGGGGGCCTCGGCCGCGATCGGGTATTTCATCCGCATGGTCCATGAGGGCCGGATGTCGAAGGACGAGGGCTGGGAGGGCATCTGCGGCTACAACGCCGCAATGCTGCGGCCACAATGGACGGTGGAGCGGCTCAAGCGCGAGTCCGAACGGCTCTGGGCCCGGCATGTCGAAAAGTATGGACCGCCGCTCATTCGCCTCGACAGCGCCGCGCCTGCACCAAACGAGATGCCAGCGTTCACGCTTGGCGCGCTGCTGGACGATGACAGCCCGATGCCCGCCGACATCATCGCACCGCGTGTGCTAACGCCGGGTGGGCTGCTGGTGCTGGGTGGCGCACCCAAGGTTGGTAAGAGCGATCTGCTGATCTCCTGCCTGGTGCACATGGCGGCGGGCGTACCGTTCCTCGACTTCACACCGCCGCGACCACTGCGCGTGTTCTACCTGCAGGCCGAAATCCAGTACCACTATCTGCGCGAGCGCATGAAGCAGATCTCCCTGCCCAAACAGGTCATGACTGACGCGCGGGACAATCTGGTGGCCACGCCGAAGCTGAACCTTCTGCTTGATGTAGAGGGCAGCGTCCGTGTCGCAGAGGCCATTCGGCGGGCATTCCCGGCCAAACCGGTCGACATCATCTGCATCGACCCGATCCGCAACCTCTTTGACGGCGGACCTGATGGTGGTGGGGAAAACGACAACACGGCGATGATGTTCTTCCTCAAGGAGCGGGTCGAGGTTCTACGCGATCACATTAACCCCGACTGCGGCGTGATCCTCGCGCACCATACCAAAAAGCTCAGCAAGCAGCAGGTCAAGGATGACCCGTTCCTGGCCCTGTCAGGTGCCAGCGCCCTGCGCGGATTCTACACATCAGGGCTGATCCTGCACCGGCCCGATGAAGAAAGCCCACAGCGCAAACTGGAGATTGAGCTGCGCAACGGGCCCGCTCTGGCGGCCAAACTGATCGACAAGGTTGGCGGCGAATGGACCGAGATCAACCCGATGAATGAGCGGTTGGTGCGCCAAGAAGCTGGCGCAAAACATGACGCTGAACGGGATCGAAAGGGCGGCGTGATCGTCCATATGCTCAGTGAGCAGGCTGAACAGGGAAAGATGTTCACGCTCAGCCAGTTCGCGGCCAGCTTCGAGAATAAGGGCAGTCTTGGAGGTCAGACCAGCATTCGGGAGCGCCTGCATGTGCTTGCTACTAAGGGCCATGTGAAGTTCGTGCGCGGTGAACAGATCACAGAGCTCGGCCTCAAACGGAACCGGTCCAAGTTCGGGTATCTCTGCGTCAAAAATATGCAACTGCGGACCGACCGGGAAGTGGTCGACGACGAGACTGGCGAGGTGTGTCCGGCCTTCATTCGGGTGCTACCGTCCGACTACATGTGCCCCCAATCTGGAGCGATCTTGCCGGTTGAGAACCCGGACGTCTGGGTCGATCAGGACGGGGATGAAGCATGAACCCGGCATCCCAAAAGAGCCTGTCCAAGAACACGGATCGTCCGTGTTCTTGCCAAAACACGGGCCGTGTTCCTGATCGCCGTGTTCTGTGTTCTGGAATTCATGGCGCAAAATCAACACGTTACGCAGGAACACAGAACACGGATTGCAGTCTGTCATTTTCCAATCCGTGCTCTGAAAATCTACATTTATTTTCAATGACTTACGCAGGAACACAGAACACGGAATTTCCTACCCTAAGGGGTAGGTGTTCTCCCCGCTTAAGGCGGGGGAGACACCACCCACCCCTGGGCAATTTCTCGGGCCGTAATTTGTGCCAGAGCAATGATCTGACGACGGCGGCCGGTACCGCCAAGCATCAACCGCCGTCGTATTCCACCCGAGCAGTCCACCAGAAAAGGAGACCACTCATGGCTGATACGACTCTCGCCAGCGCCCATCTGGGCGCAACCCCGAAAACGCCCATGCCGCCTGCACAGGGCCATCGCACCATCCTGGCGCTTGACCTCGGCACCACCACCGGCTGGGCCATTCGTGATTTCGACGGGCTTATCACCAGCGGCACCGTCAGCTTCAAGCCAAGCCGATATGACGGCGGCGGCATGCGCTATCTGCGCTTCACCAACTGGCTGACGGAGATCGACCGGCTGTCTGGGCCAGTTGAAGCGATCTATTTTGAAGAAGTGCGTCGCCACGCAGGCACCGATGCTGCCCATGTCTTTGGGGGGCTGTTGGCTGTTCTGACCAGCTGGGGTGAGTTGCGCGGTGTGCCGTACCAGGGCGTGCCGGTTGGCACCATCAAAAAATTCCTGACGGGCCAGGGCAACGCCAACAAGCAGGCGATGATCGACGCTGCCCGCAAGCGCGGCTTCAGCCCGGCGGATGACAACGAGGCCGACGCCATTGCGATCCTGCTTTGGGCCATCGAGACGCAGGGAGGGCTCGGCTGATGGGCATGCGGTTCACCCCCAAGGGTTACGGCGGTCATCGCCGTGATCCTGAACAGGTTAAGCGTGATGGTTGGCGTGAAGAGGGTCTGTTTGCCGTCATGATCGATGATTACCGGCTGACCTGGCCAGAGCGCGAACTGGTCCGTCAGCTCGGCGAAAAGCTGTATGGCAAGCTGCGCGCCGTGCGGGAGGTGCGCCATGGCCGATGACTGGACCCGCGCCATGGTGGCTGACAGGCTGGACCTCGCGGCGGATGTGATGCGCAGCCTGCCGCCGGTACGCCCACAGGGCTATGTCAGCGCCTGGCCGGAATACGTGCATGGCTTTGCTGACCAAGTCGAACAGGAGCCGAAGATGCGGCGACCTCTGCCCTCGCCACGGATGATCAC